CATTAAAGCGGTGGATACAGTATTATTTAAAGAATAAATTTATTACACGCATTAGATATTTTAATAACAATAAAAAAATGTTTAATGACCGGATGGATCGATTAGATAAAAAAGTACATGACCACCAAAAGAATTCAGGGCATGATACATTTTTAATTGATTTTGTTCCTGCCCCTATCCAATCACCCACAGAAATATTAATCGATAAAGACTACAAACTAAATCTTATTAAAATCATTGAACATTATTTTAATCATAATTATAAAAAACAGCCCAAGTTATTAGATTTATTAATTGATTATTTTATTAATAACATGGCTCCTTGTGACTTGGTAAAAAAATATAATGTTCCCCGGTATGATAACAGAATTAAGAATTTCACATTGGCAATAAAAAAATTGATTAAAGAAAATGAAATTGTTATTAGAAAACAAACCAATCATAAACATAACAAAGAATTAAATAGAAAGGTTCGCCGTGGTAAAAATAATTTAATAACTAATTTCAATGCCGTATTAAAAAGAAAGAAAAGAAAATTAAGTTACTTTATAGATTAAAAAGGAGATTATGGCCAAGATATTTATTAGTATACCTATATTAGAAAAACCAGAACTAAGAAGTTTACATTCGGTCTATATGGCGGTCATGACTTCAAAACATCAATGTCGTCTATATTTTAACGAGAATGACAGTTTAATAAGTAGAGTTAGAAATGTGCATGCTTCTTTATTTTTAGACGAGTTTCCAGATTATGATTACTTTTGTAGTATTGATTCAGACATAGAGATTAAAAATGTATTTAAAAATAATAATGCTCTTGATAAACTTATAGATCATAACGTTGATTTTTGTGGTGGTCTCTATGCGTTAAAGAAACAAAATGAAGTAAAATGTTCGTCAATACCTATGGAATGGGGCAATATAAAATATAATTCGGGATTGCTAGAAATGCGTTGGTTATCTACTGGTTGCTGGATGTTAAAGAGATCTGTCATGGAAAAAATGCGTGATGCTTATCCTGAATTACATTACCGAGGCGATGATAATGTGGCAGGTAAAGATTTGTATGCCCTTTACATGCCAATGATTTATGAGATGACAGAACAAGATATTATTAAAGATACTGCCACATTACCTTGGAAAAAATATTTATCAGAAGATTGGGCTTTTAGTGCAAGATGGAAAAAATTAGGTGGTAAGATTTATGCGGACACTAGTATTTATCTAAAACATATTGGACGAAAAGATTATGTGTTATGGGATCTAGAGGCTGTAAACGTAGAGGATAAATGATGGGTAGGAAATGATAATGGGACTCAGTTACAAAAAACATTATCCCGTTTACAAGTTCATGATTTATAAAATTATTAAACAATATTCATCCCATTATAATTTTGATGACATGGTTCAATCGGCACACTTAGGATTTGCTCAAGCCTTAAAAACATATTGTAAAAGTAAAGCCAGTTTAAGTACATGGGTTTTTATTAATGTTAGAAAGAATTGTCAACTGCAACGTAATATGCAATTCCAAGTTAAAGCCCATTCCGAAACCCGTAAGAAATTATTACCCGAAGTATGTAGTAAAATTTATGACAACACCTTAATCGATTCTAGAACGCCCTATGATCTTTATTTAGAAAATAATAAGGAATCAGAGATTGCGGTTATTGTGGCCCTTATGTCTAAACGATTAACAAAAATGGAACGATTAATATTTATTGATTATTATTTAAATAACAAAACAATAACACAACTTCGTAAACGATATGGGATATATGATTTGGACAATTTGTTAACAAAGTTTAAAGTTAATCTAAAGGAGGTCAGCAGGGTCTTATTGGTATAATTTTTTTACAAGGGGAATATAAGCGGGACGGATGTGTTTTCTTATGTTCTCCTTTAGCATCCGATCCCGCTTTAATAATTATGTCTACAATCAATATCATACTGCTTAATAAGTGTTGTGGTTCTTATTTAAAAGAAGCTAATTTAGTGGCAGCAGAATTTATTAAAATAGGTAGACCCGCAAGAGTATCCATCCGACATAAAGATCAAATGTTAATAGATAGATACCATTTAGATATTAATAAAATACCTAAAGGTTATATTATCATTGAGGATTTCGATATTGTGTTTGAGGCTAGTAAAGTTAAAGATGTACAATTTATGGCTAATATTGTTAATAGTTTAAGTTTTCTAGACAGGATTGAAAAGAAAACCATAGAAGCAAGGTAATTAAAATGAGTGAAGAAATAAAAGATCCAATACCCAAGCAATTTTTAAAAGATGAAAAGTATAAGATTGGCCGTCCGAAGGGTAGTAAGAAATCGGAGAAAGATAGATTGTTATACCAGCTTAAAAAGATATGGGCTTATGGTAAAAAACACAAGGCAGCAGAAGTAATAGGTGCCGCTAGTTTATATGCTGAGATTCAAGGATGGAAATTAAAGAAACCAGAAGTAGGAGAAAATGGAGAAATATTAAAGATTGAATTTGCTAAAGATCTTCCAGTCAAACTAAAAGAAGATATCCCTGTTATCCATATCGATCCCAAGCCAATTAAAGACGGTGAACTATTAACGCATGCCGAAGGATCAATGGGAATGCCTTTAGAAACAACTACGACAACAACATTAAAAGATGGAGTTGAAATATTTTTTACAGAAGTAGAATCCACTAATGAAGCTTAACATAAAATTACTGCCCAAGCAACTTATATTTATTAATTCCCAAGCTAAAGAGATTATGTTTAGTGGTGGGATTGGGTCAGGCAAATCTAAAATATTATGTTATGCGGCCTTTCGAGAAGCTTGTAAGCCTAACAATGAAGTATTATTAATTCGTAAAACTTTAGTATCTTTAAAGAAGTCAACGTTAATAAGTTTAATTGGTGGGGCCGATCCTGTTATCCCTAGAGGTTGTTATAATTTAAACAAGGCAGAAAACACAATTGAAATAAATGGGGGCGGCATAATTTATTTAATGGGAATGGACGAGCCGACTAGAATTAGAAGTATGAATTTAGGATGTGTATGTATAGACGAAGCCATAGAATTTACTGAAGATGAATATTTAGAATTAACCTATCGATTAAGGAATCAGTATGGAGATCGTAAAATTTATCTGGCTACTAATCCGGGTAATCCAAGTCCTGATAACTGGCTGTATAAAAGATTTTTTATTAATAAGAATGATAGACAAGAAGTTATTACAGCCACGTCATTTGAAAATCGTCATCTACCACAGGACTTCTTTGATTCTTTTATTGGTTTAGATGAGCAAAGGAAGAAAAGAATGTTAGAAGGACAATGGGTAGCTTACGACAATTTAGTATTTCCTAATTTTAATCGTAACGTTCAAGTAAAAGATATTGAATTAAAGGGATACGAATCTTATTTAATGGCCTTAGATTGGGGACAGTCTCATCCGATGGCCTTATTAGTAGCTGGCATTCGAGGACCAAGGATAAATATTATTGCTGAGTATTGTGAAAAGGATATGTTGATAGATAAAATTAGATCGATTGTAAAAAACGTACATGACAAACATGATAACTTAACAATCCTCTACGATCCTTCTGCCAAGATTATTTATAATGATTTGATTAATATCGGGATACAATTAACCAAAGCAAACAATGACGTATCGGTAGGGCTTAATCGGGTAAGGAATAAATTAAGTAATGGAACTTTATTTATTCATCCATCTTGTGAAAATTTAATAAGAGAAATAGAAGGATATCAATTCAAGCCGGGGACTGAAGTTGTTAAAAAGGTAGGGGACGATTTATGCGATTGTTTGAGATATATAACAAATGAAGTAGAAGACCAAGAAGGCCAGCATAATAATATATTTGTATTAGCAGCATCCGACTATGAGCAAGACGCCGATCCAGAAGATAAATACTTTAAGCAATTGGTATAATTTTCTCAAAGGTGTAAAGGAATTTAATCATGTTTGAATTTAAATTTTTTAAACGTTCATCCAAGTCAGTAACAGGTGGTAATAGTGAAGTTGACAATCTATTTAAAATTATACATGGAGATCAGGGACAAGCTTCTTATACGGCACAAGAATTAGTTAAACTTAATAACGGTTGGGTTTACGCTTGTAATAATAAGATATCTATGTCAGTAGCTACGATTCCTTTACACTTGTATTATAATAATAAACAAAGTAAAAACATTGAATGGACGAAGAATCATAAGCTTAATAAAAAGGAATTAACTCATTTAAAGGATACGATTCCTTATATTAATATTAAGCAGTCGGAAGACATAGTAGAAATTCAAGAACATCCATTTTTAGATTTGTTAAAAAATATTAATAAAGACCAGAACTATACTGATTTTACTTACCTATTGCAATCTTATCTTGGCTTAATCGGTAACGCTTATATATTAGTTATTAAAGGATCAACAGGATTGCCATTAGAACTCAGGATATTGCAGTCAGAAAATGTAGGGTTAATGATTAATAGTGACGGAATTGTAACGGGATATAAATTTACACAAAGAATAAATGGTATCGACAAAGTTACTATTTATCAACTTGAAGATATTATTCATATTCGGAATGTTGTTCCCGGTTCTAGTTTATATGGCAAGGGTGAACTGGAAAGTTGTTTAGCGCCTGTTCAACGATATAATTATTATGATTTATTTGAAGCCTATCTTAATAAAAACTATTCACGTCCTGATTTTATAGTGTCATACAAGGGAAAATATACAGAACGAGAACTTCGAGATGCGCAGAAGCAATGGTTTAAACAGTATGGTAACGTTAAAAATGCTGGCAAACCTTTAGTAACAAGTGAATTAGACATTAATACATTGGGATATTCACCTAGAGACATGATGTTTAAGGACGGAAGGGAATGGTGTAAGAAGGAAATTGCTGCTGTATTTGGAGTGCCGGAACCCATACTAACTTTAAATGATGCTAATTTGGCTTCATCTAAGTCTGCATCTAATCATTTTTATTCATTTACTATTGTTCCCAAGATTAGATTACTATGTGAAAAATATAATGAACAGTTGCTTAATAAATATGATTCAGGTTTATTTGTTTGGTATAGTGACAAAGACTTTTTACAGCCACAAGAAATGACATATGGTGAAGTTTTAACAGCACAAACTCAGGGAATAATAAGTGTAGATGAAGCTAGAGAATCAATGGGATATGAAGCTAATAAGGAGCAAGAATAATGAAGACCAGTTATAAAGTAGGATCGGTTAAACAGTTTATTGATATCGAAGGATTGAATGAAGAAGACGAAGTTATTAGAAAGCAAAGTTCAGAAGCCATACAGATTAATAGTGACGCTGAACGTTGTGTAGTGGCGTTAATAAGTTCTTCGGCTTGTGATGCTGATGGAGATATGATTGATCCAGAAGGTTGCGACTTTAAACGATTTATGTCTAATCCTGTAATTCATAAAAATCATTCATATAAAGTAGAAGATGTTATAGGAAAGGCACTAGAAGTTAAATCTAGTCCAGAAGGTATTGTTGCTAAGATACAATTTGCTGATACTCCTAATGCATTAGACGTATGGAACTTGGTAAAAGGTGGTTATGTAAAAGCTAATTCAATTGGTTTTATTACTAAAGAAT